ACGCGGATAAGACCCATCGATGTCTCCTAAGAGCGGGATGCTCCTAAGTGCGCGTAGCGCACGTGTACTCCGGGGGGGATGCCTCTCGCTTGAAGCGAAGAGGACATCAAACTCCTCCCACACCAAAATTCGCATTCCCAAAAACGTCGTTAAGGTTGTCGTTAAACCGAAAGCATGCTTCAATAAGCTTAGTGAACGGAGGACATTCCCGGTGAACGTGAAACAGTTGGCAACATTGAATTTCCTGGCGAAGTGGTGCAAAGGTTGTTACGTCGATGCGTCCTACGCGGTGCTCGGCAAGGAACTGGGCATCACGGCAGTGGCCGCATTCCTGCGGACCAAGACGCTCGAGAAGCATGGCTACGTGAAGCGCAAGGGCGGCCGGCTATACTTGGCTCCCCGCTTCAGTGGCGGGACGGAGGAGGAATGGAACACCCTCTGACACCGAAACCAAGGACAGACGGGGTGCGAGTGAGCAACCCGGCCTGGCGCAAGTACATGAGGGCCATCGATGTCTGGGACGATCAATTGGAAGAGCACGAAGTTCATCCAGAGCTTCTTCGTGCAGGTGACGGGGGCGATAGCCCTGTTCATCGGGAAGGTTGACGGGGGCACGTACGTGGCCCTTTCGTCGTTGGCTCTCACGATTTACGCCGTCTCGGACGTGGCGCAGAAGAAGTTCGAACAGGATGCTCCGCAATGACCTACACCCACTATGGCTGGTTTGGCTTCTGTCCCATCTACCTGGCCAACCCGTACAGCCAGTCGCCGGATCTCACGTCCAGGGCGGAGTGGCTCATGCCGCTGCTCAAGCTGAACGTGGCGCTGCAGCAGGCGGCGATCGGTGTGTGCACGCTGATGAACCCGGAGTGGGTGCCGACGTGGAAGATACGACTGAGCGGGAAGCTCGAGAAACCGGTGAGGTGCTGACATGAAGAAGTTGCTGTTGCTGATGCTCGTGGCTGGGACGGCACATGCCGGTACGGCTGATTTAACCTGGGTGGCTCCGACGAAGAACTGTGATGGCACGCTGCTCACCAATCTCAAGGAGTACACGCTCACCTACGGGCAGAAGAAGGAAACCCTGCCCCTCACCCAGCTGAGCAAGACAGTGACGGGACTCACGCCTGGGTTCTGGTGGTTCTCGCTGGCGGCGGTGAATACGGCCGGCGTGAGCAGCCAGTTCGTCAGCAGCGAGAAGACGGTGCTGCCGGGAGAGTTCGTCACCAAGACGAACAAGGTGTACACGTTCTTCCGCACGGGCGGGAACATCGTGCTGACGGTGACGCCGCATACGGTGGGCCTGGGGGTGACGTGCGATGCGACGCAGACGGTGAATGGGAAGTATCGCGTGCCACTGGAGGCCGTCACATGGAATGGTTCAAAACTCACAGCTGCCTTGGCAGATTGTGGTTAAAATTGCGCGGGGCCTTTCGTAAGGATCGGCCACGTCCTCTCAAGAGCTTCACAGCGAAGGTGCATTCATGAACGTAACACTGCAGTGGGAACTCCCCGATACGCGCACCAGCAACCGTCCGTTGCTGCCTGCCGACATTCTTCACGTGGCGGTGGATGTCAGCGCCAACGATGGGGCGGACTGGACGGCCATCGGCGTGTTTGCGCCGGACGTGCTGTCGACGGAAATCACGGACCTCGACTTCGGCGTGTGGAAGTTCCGGGGCGTCGTGGTGCCGAAGAAGGGCCTGCCCTCGGATCCGCTGTTCGCGCAGGTGGTCAATGAGGACACCTCGCCGCCGAATCCGCTGCGCAGCCTGACGGTGGTGCTGGCGTAATGGTCACGGACGAACAAGTACAACTGGCCCTGGGAAGCAAGCGCAATTGGGCTTCCCAGGAGCTGGTGACCATGTTGAACAGCCTCGAGAGTGACGGGGCTGATCTCGTGCGGGAGAACTGGCTCACGCACAGCAACATCCTGCGTGAAGGCACGCACTCGATGGAGCAGTACACCACGGCCATCAAGTACGTGAGCCTGAAGCAGATGGGGCACACGAACCAGCAGGCGTACAGCATTGCGCTGGGGGACCGCTACCGGGACATGGTGGCGAAAGGGTATGACGAGCAGCGCATCTCGAGCCATGTGGCCGCGTACCACAAGGGCAGCCTGGTGCAGAAGCTGCTGGCCCAGAGCACGATTCCCCTGTACATGCTGTACCAGGATGAGGCACACAAGGCGATTGCCACGCTGGTCGATGTCATGACCAGTGAGAAGAGCAGCCAGAAGACGAGAGCGGAAGCGGCCGGCACGCTGCTGACGCACATCAAGCGGCCGGAGGCTGCGAAGATCGAGCTGAACGTCACCCAGAAGCAGGATGGAATGCAGGAACTGACGGTGATGATGCGTGAGTTGGCAACAAGGCAGATGGCTGCGATTGAGGCCGGTGGGAACGTGAAGGCGGTGGCCAACGTCCCCCTTAACACACGCGAGCCTTTGCTCATCGAGGCGAAACCGGTAGAGTAGCTGGCGGCAATCAAGCCAACCTACGGTCTCGAGGTGTGTCATGGCTCGTCAGCTTCTCAACGTCAATTCCCCCACCGTCTACAACCCCACCGATCCGCGTCGGGTTGCCTACCGGAAGATCAACGAGAACTTCGCTGAGCTGCCGGACATCCTGGTGCTCGCGTCCGATGTCACCAATGCCGAGGCAGTGGCGAATACGCTGCTCGACATCACGGGCCTTGGGTTTGCGGTGGAAGCCGGCAAGCTCTACGACTTCGAGTTCCAGCTGGTGTACACGGCGGCAGCCACGACCACGGGTGCGCGGTTCACGTTGAACGGGCCGGCAGCCACCCACCTGAACTACTCGAGCGAGTATTCGCTCACCACCACCTCGACCACGCGCAATGCGCTGCTTCAGGCGTACAACCAGCCGGCCGCAGCCAATGCCACCAGTGCGGCTACCGGCAGCAACTGGGCGCTGATCAAGGGCATCCTCCAGCCGAGTGCGGCAGGTACGCTGGTGCCCCGGTTCGCGTCGGAGGTGTCCGCGTCGGCCATCGTGGTCAAGGCGGGTAGCTTCGTCCGCTGGGCGAAGATCCGGTAAGAGCCATGCCGCAGCAAGTTCTCAAGGTCAACGATCGGTACGACTTCAAGCGTACCGATTGGCGTGACGAGGCGTACGGGAAGATCAATGCCAACTTCGAAGAGTTGTATGCAGCTCTGGGCGGCATTGGTGGGGGACCGGCTGTCTCCTACTGGGGGCAGATTGGTGGCCTCCTCTCCGCCCAGACCGACCTCGTCAATGCGCTGGCTGGCAAGGAAACTGCGGGCGCTGTTCTCGCACATGAAGCACTAGGTGATCCCCATGCCCAATACCTCACTACCGCCGAGGGAAACGCGCTCTTTGACGCTGCTGGAACATCATCCACGGCGCTGGCTGCGCATCTCCTGGCAGCGGATCCGCACCCCAATTACCTCACTGCTGCTGAAGGCTCGAGTCTCTACGCATCAGCTGCGGCTCCGCTCGCAGCGGTGGCTGCGCACGAAGGGCTCCCAGATCCGCACCCTCAGTACCTCGTCCTCGCTGAAGGTGATGCGCGGTACCAGGCACTTGATTCAACGCTCTCTGCACTGGCGACCCTTGACGCGACTGCCGGCCTCCTCGAGCAAACCGGAGCCGACACCTTCACCCGTCGAGCCATTGGCGTTGGAACAGCTGGATCCATCCCGACTCGAGCGGACGCCGATGCTCGCTACGATCCAATCGGAGCAGCAGCCGCAGCGCAAGCGGCGTCGCAACAAGCCTCGCCGCGACTCTCGGCCATCTCGGCGTTGAGTGTGCAGGGCTTCCTGTTCTTCAACGGCACGACAATCGTCGCCCAAGAGGGTACTCTGGGCGGCGGTAGTGGCAACAGCTACTTCCCAGGTGGATGGGTGTAACGCATGGCAACTTTCACGATTACTGCCGCACAGAACATTGATGAGCTGGCCTCGAAGGCTGGTGGCGACATCTACAACATCAACGGCGGCACGCTGACGATCGACCAGGACTCGCGGTATGGCGTGAATGCGTCGACCAGTGCGAGCCTGGGCAACGTCACAATTTCGGCCACCTTGGGTGGCATCTTCCGCATTGATGCCAGGAAAGTGCGACTCATCCCGTTTGATGGCGGTTCAGGCACGGTGCCTGCGTTCAACACGGTGATCACTGGGGCGGCGGGTAGCGGCAAGCTCATCGGCGTCTACTCGGCACTGAACGCGGCTCCACTGGCACCCGCCGCTGCCATGCCGGCCACCGGCTTCATCAAAATCAAGCAGTGGAACGACGGCGCTTACGTCGACAACGAAGCCCTCGGTGGCATCACGGCGACGGTGAATGGCACGGACACTGTTGGTTGGATCCAGGTGGTGGGCGATGACGCGGCGACGCTGAACGTGCCCCGCCTCGGCAAGTGGGAAGTTCGAGGTGACTGGTATTCGATCGGTACAGCAAGCGGAAGCTCTGCGACCACGTGGCAGTTGCCTACCATGGGCCTGAGCCTGTGGTGCCCAGGTGTCTGGGTGGAGACCGCCAGCGGCAGCGGAGTCTACGAGTTCTACCCGAACAACCTCGGCAACATCGCAGCGTCTTCGACGGCCACCGACGCTGTCCGTGGCAAGGTGTGTTGGATCAACTCATCGGGTGTGCTGCGTCTGGGCAGTGACGGCACCAACACGGTTGGCTATGTGCCCGCTTCAGGCTGCAAGATCCGGATGCCCAACGTGCACGTGGTCAATTGCACCACGGCTGCTCGCACCGCCAACGTCATTCCAAACACGACGTTCGGCACGCGCTTCGACCTGACGACCACGAGCGGCGGTGTGCTCGATGTGGAGTTTTTGTCGGGCAGTTGGTACACCAACCTGAGTCAGGCATATTCAGTCAGCTTCAAAAACAGTGCGTTCATGACGCAGATTTACATTGGCGAGTGCGTGTCGCCAATCGTCATTGAGAACGTCGGCGTTGGCTGTTCTGACGCCACGTCGAACTATCCGCTCGACATTCGTCAGTGCCTGGGTGGCGGAACAATCACGGATTTTGTGGGACTGCGTGCAACCCTGGCGGCCAGCGGTCAGTACGGCATCCTGCTGCAAGACAGTGTGGATCTCACGTTCATCCGCCCGAAGATCATTGCCGGTGCCGTGCGCGGCAACGCTACCACCGGTATTGCCACGATTACGCGCTGCGTCAATACCACGTTCACCAATCCGGTCTTCATCGGTGGTCGCGTGCTGCTTGCCACGTGCGTGAACACCAAGTTCACCAACACCGTGTATGTCGACCGCATCACGGGCACGACCGGCACCACCAACCCGATGTCGGTGTGGGAAGTGACGCTGGGCTGTATCGACACGATGTGCGATGGTTTGACGTTCGGTGGCTTGACCAACGTCCACCCGTACACGGCAGTGCTGACGGTAGGCTTGGCGCTTTGCCAAGGCACTACGCTGCGTAACATCGGGTCTCGAGCGGCTCCGTTGAGCCTGGGTTCGGCCAGCGCATCAGGCTACCTGCTCAATTGCATCGCAGCAGCCGTAGCTCTCGATGTTCGTGTACAGCGTTGCTGGGTGTCGAACACTCGTACCAACCTCTGGCTGGTCGACAACTCGTGCAAGGGCTTCACGTTCGAGAACGTCGGTGGAGACGTAGCCGATGCGCCGATTTGCGCAGCAGCGAACCAGAAAAACAAGGGTGTCAAGGCCAACATCAGCGTGTCAGCTCAAGCCGGTGTGTACGGTACGCACTTCAGCCATGAGTACACGTCGGATACTGCCGGCAGCCTCGACATCCTGATGAACGAAACCACTGTGGAGAGTGCTTCACAGGTGGCGACGATTGCTGGGACGCCGTCGTTCACTGGTGCAGGTGGCCTGGTGATGGCTGTGCTCAACGACGAGATTGAGTTCACGATGCCAGACTTCATGCTGGGCATCACGCAGTTCACCAACAGTGCCACGACCATGGCGGGTGGTACGATCGGCAACTACTCGCTGACGTATCAGATCGACCTGAACGACGGCAATGGCTGGAATGGCACATGGCTGGCTATGACCGGTGCCAACCTGAGTGGCCACACGTTGAATGCAGCGTTGGGTGTGAAGCTCAAGATCCGCATCAAGACGACGACGGCCAGTGCGACAGCGATCACTTCGATCAGCATTCCGATCACGACAACCACGACAGCGCAGGAATACACCTACCCGCTCGATACCAATACGGTGACCTTCACCGGTCTCCCGACTGGTTGCGACATCGTGGTGTTGACGGCTGGCACAAGCACCATTCTCGAGCAGAAGGACGCCTGGGCTTCCAGCTCATATGGCTTCACCTTCTCTGGAGCCCAGACAATCGACATCGGGTTCCTTAAGCCTGGGTATGTGCCGTACTATATTCGCAACCTGGCGCTCACGGCGGTGGACTCGTCTATCCCAGTGACACTCATTCCTGACCGGAACTACGCTTAAAGAGGTCCACGACCATGGCAAAGATCACCAGCAAGGCCCAACTGAACGTCGGCACGGAGATCGTGATCAACGAACCCGCCCGTACGATTCAGCTCGTTGCGGCCGGCAACCTCGTCTTCAAGGACGGCGTCACCCTTCAGGCGGTCTACTCGAAGCTGGTGGATCTGTGGGCCACAGCCACGTACCAAGACAGCCCATTCCCGATGTACGCGATTGACGCGCTCTCGGGTCAGTTCCAGATCGGCACGGATGGTGCGACCTACTCAGGCTGGACCTGGGCTGATGAGAACACACGCAATGCGTTGCGTGATGGTGGTTGGTCCGAGTTCAACAATGCCGGTGTGGAAGTGGCTCAGTATTGCGGCTTCGTTGGCCTGGGCAGCATCACCCCCGCCACGACTGTGCAGCCCTACTACCACATCGCTTCGGCGGATGCCCCGACCAACTTCCCGTTCACCGACCAGTTCAACGTCGGCGTAAAGGTGAAAGACAACGTGTCCCTCGACAAGCGGACGTATGCGAAGGCGTACGTGCGTGAGTATGGCAAGAAGTTCAAGTCTTCGGTGCTGGCGGATACCGGTTCGACGGGCACGGGACCGTTCAAGCAGAACTTCCTGGTGTCGAACGAAGACGACCTCAAGATCACCAACCTGCTCGGTGCAGTGCAGGCGACAGGTGATGCGGCCATGTCGGGTGCGCCGTACAACGGCATCACGGTGGCCTACTACACCGTGGCTCAGCAGCGGAACATCGGCGGCACCAACCGCGACTTCAAGATCATCATCGAAGGCAACGGCGGTACGCTCGAGCAGATCTACGCCAAGGTGCAGTATCTGTTGCGCCAGGGCACGGACATCAACACGGGTGGCACCGCTGGTTCGAAGATCGGCAAGATCCAGGACGAGCTGCTTCGCTTCGTAGGTGACACGCTGATCACCAGTCAGAGCGTGTACATCGATGATGTGCTTTCAGCCGACTCCAACCGGGTTGAGTTCTACGACGACAGCAACACGCTGCGTACCAACCCCTACACCGCTGCTGGCATCCTGTCCTTCAACACTCCGCTGGTGGGCGCTGGTTCGAGCTACCGCCTGTTCTTCAAGGATCCTCCGGGAGCCTCGAACGACTACGGCGAAGCGGGAGCCATCACGGTGAACGATGCATCGGGTACACCGATTGCCGGCACGATCTCGAGCGGCAGCATCGCGTTCACCTATGACTACGATGGCAACGTCCAGGGTGGCTACACGGCGGGAACCAACCGCAACGTAGTGCTGGTCGGCATTCGTCCGGGCGGCGGCAAGTTCGTGGCAGCTGAAGGTGTGCTCACTCGCAGCAAGACGATTGCCCTGGCCCTGGTCGCAGAAGCCGATCGCGTCTACGCATAACGGGATTCGTCATGGCCATCACATTCGACGCGGCTACCAAGAGGATCATCCTGGATACCGCGTCAGTGTCTGCAACCGAAATCTTCTCTCGCTGGGAAGACTGGGCTGCGACCGGCGACAACCTGAAGTATGGGATGGTGATTCGACAGGTGGGATCCGACGACCTCGGTTCTGGCCTGTCGATTCCGCCGTACTACTTCCTGCAAGGTGCATGGCGCATTCGCCCCATGGAAAGCGATCACACGCTGACGATCACCGGCAACCTCTTCGTTGAGGGTGGTGGTGTGCCTGTGGTTCGCACCCTGGGTCCATACCAGGTGAACGTCAACTACACCGTGCCGGTACAGGCGCAAGGCATCTCCACTGCAGGTGGCGGCGGTGGCTGGACGGATGTCTCCGAAGACGGCGAGACCTACGGGCAGACCATTCGCCTGATGCGTGCCGTGCTGCTCGGAATCACCGACATCAACGGCAACCAGGTGTTGTTCAAGAGCAAGGATGGGCTGACCAACCGCATCACCGCTACCATGACTGGCAGCGAGCGTACAGCGATTGTCACCGATCCTGATTAACCGTAGGATGACCACTACCATGCTAAGGGCACTGTCATGACCATCGAAGAGTTTCTCCAGCAGCTGTACGGCGATGAGCTGTCCGACATGTTTGCTGGTAATCGGAACAGCCCGCTCGAGAGTCGGGCCAAGTTGTTCCCACTCATGAACAGTGGCATGGACTATGCCTACGCGAAGTGGAAGCTGAAGTACGCCAGCACCATGCTGAGCGTCGTCGAAGGCACCACCGAGTATGTGTTGCCGGAGACCGACATTCTCCAGGTGACGCAGCTGATCAACGTCTACGGCCTCGAAGTGCCGCAGAACGAGTATCAGGTGCTGGGCCAGACGATCTACTTCCCGTATCCGCAGACGCAGACGCTGGAAGTCGTCTACAAGGTGAAGCCAACGAAGTTCACCACGGCTCAAGTGGATTCAACGACGAATCTCGAGCTTCCGGACCTGCTGGTTCCGTGGCTCAAGGCGTACGTGTGTTACCGCTTCTTCGCTTCGATGGCGACCGAGGTGGGTGTGGCCAAGGCCACGCACTTCCTGGCGCTGTCGGTGGCGGCCGAAGATCTCTACGTCCAAACCAACACCACGGGTGAGTTCACTGCACCCACAAGCGACAAGCTTGCTTCACGAGGATTCTGCTAATGGTTCCCCTCAACATGCGGTTCGACGGTGCGCCCAACGTGCAGGGCAGCAACATCGTGAGGATGCCCAAGCTGAACCAGGGTGCGCCCTACTCGTTTGGCCTGCGCATCCGCAACGAAGACCTCTCCTACCGCAATTTCGGGTCCATCCCCGAGATGCGGATTCGCATCAAGCTGCGTCCCTCCGACAGCGTGAACCTGATGACGCTGACGAAGACGGCCGGCAACTTCGTGGTGAGCACCGATACGTCGACCAACGACACGCTCACCTTCGTCGTGAAAGCAAGCGACTGGACGAACGTCACGTTGCCCAAGAGTGCGAATCACATGGAGATGGATGTCCCCTTCGCATTCGTGATCGAATTCCTGGACGGAGGCGGGGTGGTCATCGAGCGGTTCGCGCAGGGTAGCGGACTCATCTCGGTGAGCCTCACTGGCTAATGGCTACCGAATTCACCGAAGAAAATTTCAGCATCCTCTTCGACGAGCAGAACAAGCTCGTTGAAGTGCGTTATCAGGGTGTCAATGCCGATGCCCTGGCAACGCTCTCGACCCGTGTTGACGGGCTCGAGACGGAGCTGGATGCCGCTTTGGCGAGTTCGAGTGGCTCGATCGGGACACTTTCGACCAGCCTGGGGAGCCTTTCCACGCTGGTAACAGCCCTTTCTGGCACGGTGAACGCAGATCAGCTGGCTCGCATCGCTGGTGACGAAGCCAACGCTGCAGACACGCTGAATCGGCACAACATTGCCATGGCGGCCATCGCAGCAGAGACCACCAACCGTGCAGCAGCTCTGTTGGCTGAGGCTGCAGCTCGTGGCGCTGCGATCACAAGTGCTACGGCCACCATCATCACAGATGTGGCTGCACTGGCTACGACAGTGAGTGGCTTGGCAGCGTCGGTGGGTGGCAACACGGCCAGCATCATCAGCGTCCAGGATGCGCTTGCCACCGAAACCTCCACTCGAGCGTCGCAGTATGCGTCGCTGCTGGCCGACTACGGCAACGCCAATGCTGCCATCCTGAGTGAAAGCACGGTACGAGCCTCGACGGATTCGGCACTTGCAGCGCAGATCGATGCCCTGTCAGCGACTTCCGGAACAAACGTGTTCACCCAGCCTAATGAGCCGACAACGGGCATGATCGCGGGTGACATTTGGTACGACACCGACGACGGCAACAAGCCCTACCGGTATGACGGTGTGAACTGGGTGGACGTGACGGACGTTCGCATCACGCAAAACGCTGCAGCCATCGTCGCTGAGCAGGTGGCCCGAGCCAATGGCGACAGTGCCAATGCCACCTCCATCAACACAGTGAGTGCCAACCTCACCACTGAGACGAACAACCGCATTGCTGGAGACAGCACGCTTCAGACGAACATCAATACGGTTGCCGCGAGTGTTACGACGGAAACGAATGCTCGAGTGGCTGCCGATTCCGCGAATGCCTCCTCAATCTCGACTGTCAGTGCAAGTCTCACGACCGAGACCAACAACCGCATTGCGGGTGACAACGCGCTCCAGGGCAGCATCAATACGGTGAGTGCATCGGTTACCACCGAAACGAACGCACGTGTCTCTGCGATCAACGGCGTCGAAGCCAAGTATGGCATCAAGGTGAATGCCAATGGGCACGTAGCTGGCTTTGGCTTGATCGCTACGAACAACACCTACGGCAATGCCGGAGACAGCGAGTTCATCATGGATGCAACTCGCGTGAAAATCTTCAATGGCTCTTCAGCAGTGGCCCCATTCCTGGTATCAGGCGGCACTGTCTACATGCAGAACGTCGTCGTGCAGAACGCGCAAATTTCGAGCCTGGACATGGGTAAGGTCACTGCAGGCAACATTCAAGCTGCCCTCAGTGCAACGACCGCTGGCTCGATTCGCTTCGGGAAAACCTACTACGGCTCGCCCACGGCTGGCATCTACCTGGGTTACTCAGGCGGCTATGTCTTCGACATTGGTTCGTCGTCCACCTACATGCGCTGGAACGGTAGCGGTCTCGACCTATACGGCGCAACAATCACGCTTGCTGGCGCAGGCGGATACACCCGTTACCTCGGTGTTGACGTGGCTTCGACGTACATCGATTGGTATGGCACCGGTTCAATAACTGACGCCAATGCGAAGTTCTTCATCAAGAAGGACGGCAGTGCGATGTTCGGTGGACGGATTCGTGGAGAGTTCGAGCCTAAAGCCTGGGCTTCGATCCAAGGTGAAGGTACGCCGTCTGTCCGCGACTGCTACAACGTCTCGAGTGTGGCGAAGTATGGTACCGGCAAGTATCGGATCTACTTCTACACGGCACTGCCCAATGCCAACTACTCGTGTGTGGCTGGCGGAAATGACGTGTCCAAGATCGTCATCCTCACCGTTGCTGCGCAGACCACAACGTATGTAGATGTCGAATGCAACAAGCGTGGTGACGGCAACTTCATCGACATCAGCTTGCTTAACATCATCATTTTCGGTTCAAATGTGCCTCCGGCCAGCGGTGGTACCAATCCGTCGTACAACGATGACATCTACTACGGCGGTACCTACGGTGGCGGACTCATCCCATAACCAACGAGTGTTCTATGGCAACCCCGACAGCAACTCAGAAGGCCAACGAAGTGGTCACCCAGCTCAATGCGGCCCTTCTTCTGAAGGACCAGCTCACTGAGCAGCTCGAGCTGACCAACGATCGAGTGAAGGCTCTGCGCAACGTCCTGGCCGGCATCGAAGTGGGCCGGGAAATGGCGAAGGAGCAAACCCAGACCCAGCCGGTGTCTGATGGTTAAGTCCATTGAAGACATGCTGAATGAGGTGAACTACGGGGCGTTGGCCGCATACGCCCCGAGTTCCTTTTCGCTCGAGTTCGTCAACTTCATCAAGCTCGTGTCGGCTGAGTTTCCGGAGGAAAACGAGACTCCGGTGATTCACCTGATGATGCTCGACAAGCTGCCGACACCCAGCCGACGCACCATCAACCTCTGCTTCCGTGGCTCAGCCAAGACCACCATCTTCTCCGAATACCTGGTGCTCTACCTGGGCGTGTTCGGACGCATCCCGGACTTCGGTGACGTGCCGGCCGCCGTGTTCGTCGGCAACTCGATGGACAAGGGCGTGGCTCAGCTGCGCAAGAACGTCGAGCTGAAGTACGAGAACAGCAAGTTCCTCCAGCACTGGATTCCCGAAGCGGAGTTCCGCGATGATCACATCACACTGATCAACCGGGACGGTCACCGTTTCCACATCCAGATGTACGGTGCCCAGTCGTCGGTTCGCGGTAGCCGTGACGGTACCAGCCGACCGGTGATTGCGATCCTGGACGACCTCATCAAGGACGACAAGGATGCAGCGTCGCCCACGATCATGAGCGACATCAGGAACCTGATCACCAAGGAAATCCCGTATGCGCTGCATCCGACTCGACACAAAATCATCTGGAACGGAACGCCGTTCAACAAGAATGACCCACTGATTGAGGCGGTGGAAAGCGGTCACTGGGACGTGAACGTGTGGCCGGTGTGCGAGGAGTGGCCCTGCACGAAGGAAGAGTTCCGTGGCGCATGGCCGGAACGCTTCACGTACGAGTATTGCCTGGACATGTCCATGCACAGCAATGCTGGCTTCAGCCAGGAAATGATGCTGCAGATCACCAACGAAGAAGACCAGTTGGTGCGTCCGATCGACATCACCTGGGGCAATGCCGAGCCGCATCCGCTGCCTCACAAGTACAACTACTACATCACCACCGACTTCGCCACGAAGGCATCGCTGCGCAACGACTTCTCAGTGATCTTCGTCTGGGCCTACGGCAACGACGGGAAGTGGCGCTGGGTGGAGGGCATGGTCAAGCGACAGACCATGGACCAGAACATCAAGGAGCTGTTCCGGCTTGGCTTGAAGTACCGCCCCCTGGGTGTGACCATCGAGGTGAGCGGACAGCAGGGCGGCTTCATCTCCTGGATCCGGGAGAAGATGGTCGAGCACCAGTACTGGTTCAACATCATCGAGACCCGCCCGACCGCCAACAAGCTGGCCTACTTCATGAACGTCCTGCCCCAGCTGAAGGGCGGGGAGATCATTTTCCCGATCGAGTTCAAGGAAATCCCCGAGCTGAAAGAGCTGATGCACGAGTTCCATTTGGCCTCGCCCCAAGGCTTAAAGTCGAAGCACGACGACTGCATCGACGGGACAAGCCGCTTGATTCACATTGTCCCCCAGAAGCCGGGTATTATGGAGGTTGAACAGGCGGTGCCATCCGTGCCTACAATATGGGACACTGCTAGCCCTCCAGCACAGCCCAGCGGGCTGGCCAGTTACATCGTTTGAGGTAGGACATGGAAACCACCGACTCGCTGCCGACCCTCGTGGATCTCGTCAAGGAATCCGGGTGGGCCAATGCTCCGACTCTCGGTAACCTCCAGGCCGACATCCAAGCGGCTGGCCCAGCCCAAAAAGAGTATGTCCAGAAGCTCAAGCGATGGATGGACTACCTGGAAGCGACGGGTGAGGGTGCGGCACCGAAGCGCAAGGGCCGTTCCCAGGTTCAGCCGAAGCTGATCAAGAAGCATGCCGAGTGGCGGCATCCGTCCATGTCGGAGCCGTTCCTCAGCTCGAGCAAGCTGTTCGACGTGGCTCCTCGCACGTGGGAAGACAAGAACGGTGCGGTCCAGAGCGAGCTGCTGCTGAACCACCAGTTCGAGCGGTACGTGGACAAGGTGCCGTTCATCGACGAGATGGTGCGTATCGGTGACAACCAGGGTACGGCTGTCGCTGAAGTGGGTTGGATTCGGGTGACCGAGAAGGTTCCGACCGACGTTCCCACCATCCAGTTCTTCCCGATTCCGCCCGATCGTCCGGACCTGCTTCAGCAGCTCCAGGCCGACATGGCACTCTCGGTCAATCCGCTTGAGTTCAACAAACTGCCGGTGGAGCGCCGTGAAGCGGTGGCTTACGCGCAGGCAAACCAGGCCCCTGTTGTTGGCTTGGTCACAGCCATCAAGAAGGTGCTCACCGAGAAGGTGGTGAAGAATCACCCCACTGTTCAGTGGCTCGACCTACTCAATCTCTACGTGGATCCCAGCTGCAACGGCAAGCTGGCAGATGCCCGCTTCATCGCCTACTCGTTCGAAACGAGTAAGGGTGAACTGCGTGCAGACGGTCGCTACAAGAACATCGATCACATTGCTGTGAGCCCCACCACTGGAGCCACGGTTGCCGAAGCCCAGCACAACTCCAACACGCCGAACACCTTCCAGTTTGCCGACGAAGAGCGCAAGCGTTTCGTGGCTTACAAGATGTACGCGCAGTGGGACATCGAAGGCAATGGTCAGCTGAAGCCGATCATCGCCGTGTGGGCGAACAACGTACTGCTGCGCCTCGAGGCCAGCCCGTTCCCCGATGGTGAGTTCCCGTTCGTCATCATCCCGATCAACCCGCTGCCGAAGAAGTGGTATGGCGAGCCGGACGGCGAAATGCTCATCGAGCAGCAGAAGACGGTCGGTGCCCTCACTCGAGGCATGATCGATCTGCTGGGTCGATCGGCCAATGGCCAGCAGGGCATGCCCAAGCAGTTCCTGGATGCGCCGAATCGCAAGAAGTTCGATGACGGTGAGGACTACGAGTACAACCCGACGATGGGCAATCCGGAACAGCTCATCATCATGCACAAGTACCCGGAGATCCCGCAGAGTGCAATGGCTCTCCTGCAGCACGAGCTGTCCGATGCTGAAAGCCATACCGGCATCCAGTCCTGGGGCGGCGGTGTCAACTCGGGTTCACTGGGCGATGTAGCGGCCGGCATCAAGGGTGCTTTGGCTGCTTCCGCAAAGCGTGAGATGTCGATTCTCCGGCGCTACGCTGCGGGTATCGCCAAGATCGGTCAGAAGTTCCTCTCGATGTCGAAGGACTTCCTCACCGACGAAGAGATCATCCGCGTTACCAACGATCAGTTCGTCGCCATCACCCGTGACGGCATCGATGGCAAGTTCGACATCACGGTGAACGTCTCCTCGGCTGAAGAAGACAACCTGAAGGCCCAGGAGCTGGCGTTCATGCTCCAGACCGTGGGTCCGAACACCGACTTCAACATCATGAAGAAGATCATGTCTGAGGTGGCTCGGCTGCGAAAAATGCCTGAGCTGGCTCACGACATTGCTGCCTTCGAACCGAAGCCCGATCCGCTCGCTGTAGCCGAAGCGGAAGCGAAAGTGGCGAAGCTCCAGGCCGAAATCGAGACCGAGAAGGCCAAGCGTGACTACTACCTGGCTCAGACGAAGTTGCTCGGTGCGAAGGCCGATCAGCAGGCGCTGGATACGGTGGAGCAGGGCACAGGCACGGCTCACGTCCGCGAGATGGCCAAGATGGAAGCGCAGGGCGAAAGCAACCAAGACCTCACCATCACCAAGGGCCTTCTGGACTTGGGCAAGGTGGATGAGGCCATTGGCTACACGCAGTTGACCAAAGGCCGAGGCTAACCATGTACGACAAAGAGATCGCGGAGTGCTACCGCCGAATTCGGCTGGGCGCTTCCCTTAATACGCTTGCAAATAACAACCCCGACTTCCGCAGCCTGGTGCTCGATGGGTTCCTCCGGGACGAGGTGCTGACCCACTCCCGTAGGATTAACACCCACGAAAGTGATACCCTTACGTTCCTGAAGGGCGTGAACGTCTTTCAACGGTACCTTGACAAAGTACTGGTGGAAGCCGAGCAGGCTCAGCAGGATCTGATCAATTACCAACAGCTGATTAAGGATGGACAGTAATGCCTACCCTCTCCGATGAAGAGTTTCTTGCTCAAGCCCCTGAACTGGAGAAGCAGCTCCAGGCACAGATCGACAAGGCCAGCGAGACCCCTGCTCCGACACCTGCGCCCACCGAGACTCCGGCCCCGGTCGAAACACCGGTTGCCAAGTCCACTGAGACGCCGGAACCGCCTGTAACCGAAACCCCGGCTCCCACTGGCGAGGCTGCCAAGCCGGCTGAAGGTGAGGCTCCGAAGGGTGATGAGACCCCGCCGCAGGAGCCGAATTACAAGGCCATCTACGAACAGCTGTTCGGCAAGCCCATTCGTGCGGCTGGCCAGGACATCGTTCTGAACACGCCCGAGGAAGTCATCAGCCTCGTGCAGAAAGGCGTGGGCTTCCACTCGAAGCTCAATCGGATCCACAAGGATCTGAGATACGTCGAGATGTTGCGGAACAACAACCTCCTCGATGAAGAGAAGCTATCGCTCCTCATCGACGCTCAAGCTGGGAAAACGGGAGCCATCAAGAAACTCCTTGACTCAGTGAAGGTGGATCCACTATCGTTGGATTCGACCGAGGCAAGCACCTACGCCCCTTCGGATCACCGGGTAACAGACGAGCAGGTAGCTTTCCAGCAGACAGTAGCCGATCTTGCGGCCTCGGAAGCTGGAAAGAAGGTGCTCACTGACGCCCAGGCTTGGGACCAGACAACGAAGGCGGAGATCTACAAGACTCCTGCGGTCCTTCAGGTTCTGGCCGAGCAGAAGGAAATGGGTCGCTACGATCTGATCGTGGCTGAACTCAACCGAGCCAGGATTCTTGGACAGATTCCTCCCGGTGAGTCCTTCCTCCAGTCGTACACCCGCGTAGGTCAACAGATGATGCAGGCTGGTGCTTTCACCCCGAAAGCTCCCACACCAACTCCTGTGGCCGAAAAAACGGTTGAACCGACGCCTCCCGCCAACTCAAAGCAGGCTGCTGCAGCCGCACCCTCCAAGGGCTCTGCCCCCGGTGCCAAGCCCAAGCAAGACCTCAATGAGCTGGACGATGATGCGTTCATGGTCAACTTCAAGAAAACTTTTCGAGTCTGACACTTGAGGTAACGCATCATGGCTATGGAATACAATGCCCCTCCGGGCACCCCTTCGGACATCGGTTCGCAGGAAGTCGTCAAGTACCTGAATCGCAAGGCGATCATCGAGGCGGTGAAGTACTCTCACTTCTCGAAGCTCTCTTCGGTCCAGAACCAGCCGGCGCACTACGGCAAGACGTTCACGAAGTACCGCTACTACCCGCTGCTCAGCGACCTGAACCAGAACCTCCAGGGCATCGACGCCTCTGGTGCGGCTCTGACGGGCGCGGCTGGCGGCAACCCCGGCTACGGTAACCTGTACGGCTCGAGCCGCGACTTCGGTGTGATCACCGCGAAGATCCCGCTCGTGACGGAAGGTGCCGATCGCGTGAACCGCGTGGGTATCACCCGTACGGCGGTCTCTGCGAGCCTCACCCGAGTCGGCTTCTTCGCTGACTGGACGGATGAGAGCACGCAGTTCGACAGCGACATGGCGATGCGTACGCACTTCACCGACGAGCTGGTGAAGGGTGCCGAGCAGCTGAAGGAAGCCCTCCTGCAGCTCGACCTCATCAACGGTGCTGGTGTCATCCGCTACGCGGGTACTGCCACGTCGCTGGCGACGGTCTCGGCGGAAGGCGCTGGTGCGGCGATCATCGACTACAACGATGTCATCCGCCTCAGCATCGCTCTGGACAGCAACCGTGCCCCGAAGCGGTTCACCATCCTGAAGGGTTCAACCCTGACGGACACGGCGACCGTCAATGGCAGCCGTGCGCTGTTCATCCCGCCCGAGCTGATCACGACCTTCATGGAAATGAAGAACAGCAACGACACCGAGATGTTCGTCCCGGTCGAGAAGTATGCGTCGCAGACGACGGTTCTCGAGGGCGAGATCGGTGCGGTGGCTGGCTTCCGCGTGATCGTTCACCAGGAAATGATCAAGCACAACGGTTCGGCCACTGGCCCGATCGGTGCTTCGGTCACGGCGAACCCTGGGTACTATGCGACCAGCTCGCGGTACGATGTGTTCAACTGCCTCGCGGTCTGCGCGGAGTCGTTCACCTCGATTGGTTTCCAGACGAACTCGCCGGAAGCGCCGAAGTTCAACCTGGTCATCAAGCCGCCTGGTAAGGACATGGTCACCCTCGACAACCCGTACGGCAACAAGGGTCTGGCCTCCATCCAGTTCTACTACGGCACGCTCATCGAGCGGTCGGACTGGATCGGCCTGCTCCGCGGTGTCGCCCCGGTGTAACCTGGGTCCGTGAGTGAGAAGGGGGCCGGTGGAAACACCGGCCCTTTTCTTTTGCGTTGAATTCTTAATGATTAGACGGCATAATGAACCGTCAATCACAGAGGACTCAACTCATGACCGTTGAATTCGATCTCGAAGAAGTACGTGCTCGAGCCAAGGAGCTGGGGGTTCAGTACCATCCGGCGCAGAAGGCCGAGACCATCCAGCAGAACATCGACAAGTTCCTCTCCGAGAAGGAAACGGTCGAAAACGCTGCCCCGAAGCCGAAGGAGGAAACTCCAGCACAGGTCGAGGAGCGGCTCCTGAAGGAAGCCCTGGCGTTGATCCCAATCACCGTCACGTCCATGGATCCGGCCGATGCAGAGACCACTGGTGCGTTGATCAGTGTCGGCAACCGGAAGCTGGGACAGATCACCAAGGCCATCCCGTTCGGCTACAAGTGGTACATGCCCAAGATCCTGGTGCAGCACATGGAGGCGCAGATGTTCTGCCGCAGTTCCATGGTGCCGACCGGTGTCCCCGGCACGCCGGAGCGCCTCAACACGCAGTGGCTGAAGAAGTACGCCATCCAGTACCATCCGATGCCGACCCCGGAAGAGCTGGCGGAGCTGGCCAAGTTGCAGCTTCAGGGCAACGAACTGGCCAAGTAAACCGGTTCTGCTACACTCTCGGGCCAGGGGCCTCACCTCCCTTGGCCCGATTTCATTTGAGGACTTCCCATGGCAGTCGACTACACCACCCCAGCCGAAGCTCTGACTGAGGCCGGCACCCTTTTCAGTGGTCTCATCACGGGTCTCCCGTCGATCCCTGCATTGGGCAGCCCCCCGGCTGTGACCATCCCTGCGGTGGGTACCCTGCCCGTCGACCTTGAAGAAGAGATCTCCGCACCCACGGTGGACGAGCTTACGTCCGGTGCCGTGGCTGGAACCGGTGTCTTCGACAAGATGATGTCGTCCCTGGCCTCGCACATCGAGAGTCAGTACACCAAGAACCTGATCAGCAAGAGTGATGTGGCTTCAGTGTACATCGCCGCCATTCAGGCGACGCTGCCACAGGCCGTGCAGTTCCTGCTCTCCGGGAACCAAGCCTACTGGGCTGCCAAGGTGGCTCAGATCCAGGCACAGAATGCCTACCTCGAGCGTGCCAAGCTGGTCGCTGAGGTGGAGATTGCCAAGCTCGCTGCCTTCCGTGCACAGGCCGAAGCCTACACTGCACAGGTGGCTTCCATCACGGCTCAGACTGCGTACGCCAACGGCAAGATGCAGCTGGTGCTGACGCAGCAGCAGATCAACACCCTCGAAGCCCAGCAGGCTGTGGCTGAGGCGAACTACGACGAAGCGTACGTCAAGACACACAACACGCTGCCTGGTGGCGGTGTGGTGGGTGGTCATACCAGCCGCGACTTCGACCTCAAGGCTGCGGCCCTGACGACTGCGGTGAAGCAGCAGGCGTTGATTGACTCGCAGATCAACGTGCAGCGTGCCCAGACCTACGACACCAACACCGATGCAACCCCGGTGGCTGGTGTGATCGGCATCCAGAAGCAGCTGTACCAGCAACAGATCCAGAGCTACGTCCTCGACGGCAAGAACAAGGGCGTGAAGGTGCTTGCAGACCTGTGGACTTCCGCCAAGGCGCTGGATGACACCGTCCAGAGTCCGGGTCCGCTGGCTGGCAACCTGATGATGGCTGCCAACAAGTACATGAACGACTTGGGCCTGCCGAACGCGATGGTCTCGGCTGATACGCCGGCCACGGGCGCTCCGTCTCAGGACACTGACTGGAACACGCCTGGTGACCAGTAATGGGACTGTTCAGCCGCGATGAAAAGATCTACGTATCGTCGGTGATTTACCCTCTGGGTGAGGATCCGACGAAGATCCCTGACATCGTGAAGGCTGCAGTGATCAAGGCTGGTTTTGAAGGAAGCTCGAGAGCCAAAGCCATCGACAGAGCGATCTTCGATGGCGCTGGCATCAAGCTCACCCAGGGCTACAACTATGCACGCCGGCACTACTACGCCGGCTTGCCTACTGGCTTTCCGTCGATCGAAGCTGGACCCAACGACGACCAGCTCACGCTCATCGTCAAGGAATACCTCGACGGCGTCTATCCGCCGCTGACCAACACGGTTGTTCTCAACTCAGTGACGGTGACCTACGGGAACAACCACGACACTCGAGTGCGGCAGCTGATCGAAGCCGACTACAAGTATGACTTCTGGGAAGAGGAGTGTTACCAGGCGAACAACGGCATCGCAGTGGGAGCCACGCTCGAGTATGAGCAGTTGCCTGATGACGAACTGAATCACCCGAATGATCTTGGCTGGAAACTCACGTTCACCAACCCTGACACCTCCACGGTGATCATCAACAAGTGGTATCTCGAGACCCTGTTCCTGAACCAGGAAACGGTCCAGAACCGCATCGTCTACGAGTACAGCCTGAACAGTGCCCCTTCGGTCACTGCCTACTATGCGTATGGTGGCTCAGATGGTCGCATGAACATCTTCCTGCGCACACTCGAGACTCCCCAGAGTGGGACGTTTCCAGCCATCGTGCTGAAGAAGTCCATCTCCGACAAGAAGCGGTACTACCTCGACGAAGACCAGTTTCACGGCGGAACGGCTGCGAAGACCACAGCTGCATGGAAGACGAGCAAGGTGTACGGCGATCGGATGGACATCGACATCCAGAGCCTCATCGACAAGCTGCGTGACAACCCCGACGAGAAGAAGATCGACTTCGCTTTCCTTCAGCCGGGAACCATGCTGAACAGTCCGAACACGGCTGTGCATGAGTATCACTACCGCTACTTCGAGCGGCTGTACACGAGCTTCCCGAACAACAAACCAGCCTTCGATGCCTGGGTGGCTCAGTATGGAAATCAGACTGGCCGCAAGAGCAAGGCTGAGAGCTGTCCGGCCCAGTACATTCACATCCTGGATCCGGATGATACGAAAGCATCCGTGAACATGATCATCTCGTGGCGCTACATCACCTACGAGGTGAAGAGCGGTGCGTTGCCGAAAGCGTACACCGTCGAGTGTGGTACACAGGAGTTCCTCAACTCCAACTATGACGGTGGAAAGGCCCTCAAGCAGGTTGAGTTCGACGCAACGAAGATCTACTTCCGCAAGCGTCTGACCGAGTCCACCTATGGTGAGCTGACCGTCTGCGGCCTGTGGCATGAGAACTACGTCTACAAGACCAAGCACATCCAGAGCAGTGGCTACGCTGCGTTCAACGACCCTGACGGCGATTTCGGCAGTGGCTTCATCCTGCCGCTCGAGTACGAAGTCCTGATTGGCTTGTCGGCTCGAGAACGCCTGCAGCTGTCACAGGAAGCATTTCACCTGGTGCTCAACTGCTACAAGATCGTGAAGGAGAAGTGGTACGAGACCGGTCTCTTCAAGGTGGTGCTAGCCATCATTGCCATCGTGGTCATCGTCTTGAGCTGGGGCACATTGGGTCCGCTCATTGGCGGTCTGTATGCCAGCGTCCTGGCGGTCATTCCATTCGCTGTGCCATTGGCTGTCGCTGCTGCACTGGCTGCCGTCATCACCGCTGCCATCTTGGTCGGTATCGCAGTGGGTGTGTCGTTCGTTGCGAAGGAAGCCGGCGAATGGGCTGCAGAGCAGTGGGGTCCGGCCTGGGGTGCAGTCGTGCAGATTGCCGCTGTGGCCCTTATGACCTGGGGCATCGGTGCAGGGCTCGAGGGGCTGAACATTGTCAGCATCCCCGCTGCAACCCTGCCCATGCAGGTTGCCAATTTCACCAGCATGGCTCTGATGGGCTTGTCGACGTTCACCCAGTTCCAGATGGAGGAGCTGAAGCAAGCCCAGACCCAGTGGAACGACTACATCGCCTCGCCCAACAATCCGATGGAAGAGCTGAAGAAGCTCATGGACGAGATGTTCCCCGAGAACCCGATGCAGAACCTTGCTCAGCAAGCCATGTTCGGTCCCAAGGAAACACTCGATCAATTCCTCGGTCGGACACTCACTCTGGTTGATGGCTTAACATACCGGTTGACCATGCCTATTTCCCACTTCAGTGAGTTGACCCTCACTCCCCGACTCACGTAACCTACCGGGTATCTCTGAGAGGTGTTGCCATGGCTGACGAGAACACTCCCTTTTGGCAGCGGCCGGTAACACCGCCTGTGCCGTCGTTCATGGATCAGTTCATGAGCACAAGCCAGCCAGCTGCCGCTCCGACGCCGTCTATGCCGTTCAGCCCTGTGAGCGATCCGGCTGTCCGCAGCTATCTCGAGCAGCTGGGTGACATCGGCAAGGGTGGTTCGTTCCAGTGGAACAACCCGTACAAGTTCACCGGTTGGGGTGTGGGCCTCGACCCTGCTACCGGTTTCGGCGGCAAGTTGGGCAGCTTCCTCGGCAACAACGCTCCGTTGATTGGTGCCGGCTTCAACATGCTGACGGGCGGTCTTCAGGCGTACACCGGTCTCAAGGGACTGAGTGCAGCCCAGGATGCGCTGAAGCAGCAGAAGAAGGAATTCAACATCAACCTGACGAACCAGACGCAGGCGTACAACACCGAAGTCGGTGACCGCATTGCTGGTCGGCAGTACAACAGCGAGGCTGAGCGTGCGGCGGCATTGGCTGCGGCGCAGCTCACCGATCGTTCCAAGTACGGCAAGGGTGGTTAACCATGGCTCGTCCGATCACCTGGCAGAACGTCAACTCTCCGCAGGGAGCCTTGTCCATCGAGGCTCTGCTGCGTTCCGGCCGGCAGGCAGGTGAGGGTTTCGAGACCATGGGCAACGTCTTCAAGACGGCCCGTGACGAGATGCAACAGGCTGCGACTGGAGCCGCTGTGGCTCAGATCGCCAATGCCCAGGATCCAACGGCTGTGGCTGCAGCTGCGCCTCAGACCTGGCAGTTCGATCCCTTGGCCATTGCTTCCGCCGCCAATGCTCGCAAGGAGCAGTTGGGTGAAGAGGAAGTGCGCCAGTCCAATCTCGCCACCGACCTTCTCCAGCGTCAGGCGACGCAGAGCGAACTCAAGGACCGCGAAGACAAGCGCCTGGGTGCTCTCGCTGCGTCGAAGGGCTTCGAGTACATCGACAAGACCGGCAAGATTCCTGAGTTCGCTGCGGACGATCCGCTGGCGGGTACGCAGGCAGGCATCTACGCGCAAGAAGCTTGGCGCGAGTACCAGAAAGAGAAGAAGTCGTTCGACCTCGACAAGGAACGCCTCGGTCTCGAGCGTGCTCGTGCGGCTCGTGAAGCTCGCATGGAGAAGCAGTCGAAGGCTGAGCAGGGCTACCTGGCTGAGCTGAACGACCTCGCGTTGAAGCCCGAGAATTTCAACATGGAGCCTGGTGCCCGAGCCAAGCTCAACATGGAAGTCGCCAAGAAGTGGGGTGTTGGTCACCTGGCACTGAAGGGCGATGAACACTTCTCAAACGCCATCAAGTCGAACCTGCCGACTGCCGAACAGCTCGACACGATCGACGACAATGGCTACCGCCGCAGCGATGTCATCTCCGGCTTCACGGCTGCGAAGGCCGACATCGATGCTCGCAAGAACATCGACCTGGCTCAGTTCGACGTGGCCAAGCAGGTGGCTCTCCAGTCGGCTGCCAGCCCTTACAAGGGTCTCACCGAAGAGCAGCAGGCCCAGAAGTTCCTCGAGACTCACCAGAAGGAGTTGAACGAGGGTTGGTGGGGCTCGAAGTGGGAAGCGAAGGATGTCAACCAGCGTGCGGATGCCATTCAGCGTCTTGCTCGCAAGGAAGGCTTGGAGATTGCACGTCATGATGCGGTCGAGATGGTTGCAGCAACCATTGGTAACGCCACGTTTGCCGATGGCGAATGGTCAGTGAAGAACGATCAGGTCGATTCACTCATCAAGCGTTACGGTGAGTTCGCCAAGTACGGCAGCGTCGAGAACCTGCAGCTCACCATTTCGCAGCGAGAAGCTGCGGCAGCTGCTGAAGCGGCCAAGGTGGATCGAGCCATCAATGCCGTCATGCGCAGTGCGGTGACGGGTGAAGCGGTCGATAAGGAAATCGCCAAGCAGTACGAATCCACGCCGGCCGCGAAGAAGGCTGTGCTCGAGGCTGAGGTGAAGTCGCTTGAGGCTACCTTGGCCGAGAAGACCATGATTCCGTACGGTACGAAAGGCCGGGACGAAGCGATTGCGAGGACCACTCGCCAGTTGCAGGCTGCCCAGTCTCGCCTGGAACGGATCACGGGACAGATCAAGCCGGACAATCGCACGGGTAGTTGGTAAAACGCCACGACCTGCCTATAATCCCCGAGGGCTCACCCCCACCCTCGGCAAAAATCAGGTAGCGGCATGGCTGACTATAGAGACCTCCCGGTAATTCCCGATGTCGACCTCAGCCAGACCAGCGGCACTCTCGCACGTGCCAATGCTCAGCTTCAGCAGGGCTTGGCTGAAGCGGAGGCCCGGAAAGACCGCAACCAGATCCAGGACACCACTGTTGGCATCCTCGACACGCTTCAGTCGATCGGATCCATTCCGCTGGCTGCCCTGCCTCAGTATGAGCTGGCTGATGCCGCTCGTACGTCACAAGCCCTCGATGAGTTCCGTTCACCTGCGTACTTGCTCGAGCGTGAGCGAGACGCTGCTGCCGTCCGTCAAGCCACCGAAGAGGGTGGTGAGTGGGCTGGCCTGATCGAAGGAGCCAAGCGGGCTGCGAGCGGTGGGAACACCTTCGCAGATGTGATGGCTCAGTCTCCCTACCTGATGATCGGACCTGCGGCCAAAGCCATGGGCTTTGCAGCCGCTGGAGCCGTTCCTGGTGTCGTTGGCCGAGGTCTTGCTGCGATAGGTGGCACGACTGAGGGTGCCATCATCAACCGCGTAGCGGCCCTCAGCGGTATCCTTGAAGGCTCTGCCAGCTACGGCCAGACCTACGAACGTGTTCTCCGCGAAACAGGAGATGTTGCGAAAGCAACAGAGCAGGCCCAAATCGCTGGTGGTACGGCTATGGCAGCCGGCTTCCTGCTGGGCAAAGCCACGCCTGGATTCGAATTGGATCCGTTGGGCCGAACCAACAAGGTTACGAGCCAGTTCCTCGGCAAGGCTGCACTTCCCACGCTCACTGCTGTGGGCGGAGAGGTGATCGAAGAAGGCGGCATGGCCATCACCAACACGGTGACCGACAACGTCATGAATGGGCGTGATCCCATGGAAGGCGTCGGTGGTGCCGTGGGTGAAGCTTCGGCCATCAGTGCCTTGTTCACGGGCGGTCTGCGTAGCCCGAGCCTGGTGCGGGATGTGGGCTCCTCCATTGGCGTAGGTGTGCTGAAGGGCCTCAAAGGCATCGGCAGTGCTGCTGCAGCCCGTGCACAGACGCCTCAAGCTGCGGCTGTCGATGCAGCTCTGGCCGAAGTGAACGGAACGGCAGGCTCATCCAGTGAGCCTGTGGTCGAAACGCCGCCGCCGAGCGATGGCATGTCGGATGCCGATCGGGCGATCAAGGGCATTCAAGACGCATTAAGCGAAGTGAGTGACGATGAGAAGACGGCACCTCCGCCGTCTGAGGAACCCCCGGTCAACGAGGCTCCTCCGCCTGAGCCACCGCCTCCGCCCCCGGCTGCACCTGTGGAAGACTTCAAGCTTCCGGAGCAGTCGACTGTTGACCCGCAGACAGTGAAAGATGACGACGTGAAGTCGGTGCTCGCTGCGGAGAAGACGGCTGAAGTGGCTGAGGCTCCCCTGAAGGACGGGGAAATCACTGAAGAGCAGGCAGCTGCCATTCAGAACGCCGCTTCCCTGGAGAACGCAGCCAACCTCAATCAGGCTCGAGAGAACCTGCTGAAGAAGGATGATGCTGCGCTCGAGCAGGCAGCGAAGGATGCCCCGACGAATTCTGAGGCTGCTGGCTTGATCGAAGCCGTGGCTGCGACAGACATCACCCGTGTCCCGAAGTCTGCGGTCCCGGATAGCCTGCAGCCGGTGGTGGCCAAGCTTGCCGCAACCGTTGAGCGCATCAAGAAGCGGCTGGCGGGTCCGAATGACGGTCGTACGAAGAAGACCCAACGGACTTCCGAGCAGCTCCTGGACAGTGGCTGGAATACCACAGGCAAGCGCAATGCCCGCAAGAAGGGCATGCAGCAGCACGTGCAGAACACGCTCTACCGCCTGAGCAAGCTGCGTGAAGGGCAGCGCAACACGGCGATCGACCTGCCGGTGGCCACTGAGGCTGCTCGTTACATGAAGCGCCTTGCAGTGCGTGCTGCTGCGTTCCAGGAAGTGAAGAAGATCCTGGCTGTCGTCGACAACTGGAAGGAAAACGCAACCAAGTTCCCGCAGTACAAGCGGTATGTGGATCAGGGCTTCATCGACATCGAAGGCACGGATGTTCTGGATGAAAACGGCAAGCCGTCTGGCGAACCCTTCAAGGTTCACCTGAGCAACAAGAACTCACGCGCCATGATCGACGTTGTCCAGGAAGACTTCGGTGATGCGCTGGCTCTGTACGATGTCCTGAAGTCCAGCTACCCGAAGCTGATGGAAGCCGCTGAGGCTCGTGCGGACAAGAACAAGGCGAAGATGGAAGCACGGCAGGCGCTGCGTGGAAACGCTCCGCCGAAGCAGCCTGCTCCCCAGAAGAAGGCTGCCAAGCCTGCCCGTGATCCTGATGAGGGCACGGACAACACTGCTGACGAGGACATCGATCAGGCAGAGCGTGAAGATCGTGGCTTCAGGGAATCACAGAAGAAGGTTCGAGAGCGCATCTCCAAGAACCTTGCTGCTGCAAAGACGGTCGAGCAGCTTGATGCAGTTGAAGCCGATCTCACCAAGGATGGAGCGTTCCTCGATCCGAAGGATCAGACCACTCTTCGAACTGCACTGGATCGGAAGCGTAGTCGTGTTGCGCCTCCCCCGCCGCCTGCGGCTCCGGCTACGCCTGCGCCTACGGCGTCGGTGTCGGCCAATACCATCGTCACCGATGAAGCCGCTGAGAAAATGCGTGCCCTGCTCAAGTCGAAGCTGGGCCAGGTGAATTCGGGTCTCGACCCGGAAATGTTCAAGGCCAGCGTGGGTCTTGCCATCTACCACATTGAGCGTGGTGCACGTACGTTTGCTGCCGTGGCTCAAGCCATGATTGCTGATGTGGGTGATGCCATTCGTCCGTACGTCAAGCAGGCGTACAAGGCTGCTCGCGTCGACAAGCGTCTGCCGGAAGCTGTGCGCAATGAAATGACGCCGGCTTCTGAAGTGAACAAGGCGACGCTCGATGCGCCGCAAATTGAAGAGGCACCCACCAATGTCGACGACGAACTTGAAGCCGCCCGAGCAGCAGACGAAGCCGCCGAAGAGGAAGCTCGCGCAGGACTGGATTTCGAGAATGCTCGAGAAATCCCTGCTGGCCGTCCTGACACTGGCAGTAATCGCGTATCTGCTCAGGAACCTGCTGTCAGCCTTCCGACCGAAAACCCGATCCTCCGAGTCACCGGATGGGCCAAAGTAGCCGGCAAGACTCTGCTGGACTGGTTCACGGTCAAGAAGGACGTGTCCTACGAAGGTTGGGTGCAGAAGCTCAAGGAAGCTGGCGTCTACCAGCTCTACGAGGCTGAAGCGCAGAACCTGATGAACCACTTCTACGGCCTGGGTGAGCAGTACGAAGAGGCTGATGGCAAGACTGACATTCCGATCGGCATCTTCCAGGATGGCGAAGGCAAGCTGGCTGAGCGTGGTGACAAGGACAAGCCGTTTGGTGCCGTGTCAGTGTTCATGACTGAGGATGGCCGAGTACCTGAAGAGGTAGCTCGAGCCTTTGCCTTGGCCGGCGCAATCGTCGTCCTGCGCAACGCAGCCATGTACAACACGGCCTTCAACGAGAAGGGTGAGCCCCGTCGTGATGCTCTCCCTGGTGTGTGGGCGAAGGACATTGCCGAGCTGGCGCTCAAGATCCTGGGCGTGAAGGCTTCTCGTGAGCACAGCCTGTCAATCGAGCAGGGTGCTCCTCTTGCACTTGGCTTGAGCACGGTTGAAGCCCTGGTGCGTTCGGGGAACTTCCAGACTTCCGAGGAAGGTGTGCACACGTACGCCACCATCCCGATGGCTGTGTTCGTGCGGGATGAGAACGTCGAAGGCGATGTCTACCCGAGCAAGATCCTCGTGCCGAACGACATGGCACACAAGGCCGGCATCACCAACCTCGAAGCCATCGACCGTACGGCTGAGATCTTCGAGAACGAGCGGGTGTGGGAAGTCTCGGACACCGCACCTGAAGACCTGTCATTGGTGGACAAGGTGATTCAATACACCTCCACCCGTCTCAGTGAGAAAGTACGTCAGGGCCTGCTCAACCGTGAGCGGGTGGCCCATGGCTTGAATGCCCAGTTCTACGACGTGTTCACGTCGCTGGGTCTCGAGAACATGGCTGCCGTGCTGATGGGGCACTACGACTCCGTCCCTGAAATGACGGACGGAGCCTATCCGTTCAGCGTTCGTCAGGCGCTGCGCAGCATGCACACGGCGTACATGAACGAGTTCCGTGCAGCTGCGAAGTACGCAGAGGTCACTCAGGGTGGCCTGAAGAAGCTCTACTACAAGTATCACCTGGGTCAGAACAACCGAGCCAAGACGGCCATGGGTCCGCAGAACAACAAGTTCCTGCGTGACCTGTTCTCCTCTGCTCAGGAAACCCTGGACTTGAACAACCCGGATCACGTGAAGTTCCTGAAGCTTGCGTTGGCTCAGGCATTCGGCGTGAAGACCGACATCAATGACCATGACACCGTGATTGCGAAGTGGGACACGGAAGTGTCTGCTGAGTACACGGAGCTGGCTCTGAAGCTGCAGGATGCTCTGAACTCGACAGAGGAAGATCCGTTCAAGCGTCAGGGCAAGATCCTGGAAGTCCTGCGACGTGACACACCGTGGACTCCCCGTCAGCTTTCTGCGCTGCTCACGCTGGGCAAGATGCTGAAGACTCTCGAGGCCCCGGCTGCCGAGGATGGCACCCGACCGTTCGAGAACTTCCTGCCGTTCGAAATCGACGGCAAGACCAACGGCTCGTTCAACACCGAGCTGTTCTTTGGCTTGGGTGTGCGTCACGGAGCCAACCTGGAACAGGGTGGTCTCTTCCTCAGCAAGATCGGCGCGACGTACGAGAAGGAACGTCAGCGCATGCAGGCTGCGTACAAGAGCGACGACTTCTACGGCCGCATCAACCAGCGGGCCGAAGTGAGCTATGCCCAGGGCCTGGTCGGTGCTCTGAAGGCCATGCAGCGCAAGAATCCCAGCACCTCAGCCGATTGGTGGTGGAGGACAGTCCGGGAGAACCTGGATCTCCTCGAGACAGCTGGACTCATTGAGTTTGATGCCGATCCGAAGAAGTCCTTCAGCATCATCGGAACCGATGGCAAGGTGCTGGAGATTCCCGAGATCCGCCAGTTCAAGTTCAAGCGTGACGCCGGCAAGATTGCATCCATCCCGGTGCAGTATGGCGGCAGCCCGAACGGCGTGAAGAGCCAGCTGTGGCGTGACATGGTCACCAAGCTCAATCACCGTTGGGTTGAGGTGAACACCAAGCTGGCCAAGACACCTGTGGGTCCAGCTCGCAATGAGCTGCTCAAGCTGAAGGGTCGCATCGAGCGTTCGCTCGAGGGCAGCGACTCATTCCGCAAGCTCGACAAGAAGGGCGTGTTCAAGGGTGATGTCACTCCGGCCGACAAGCTCTGGCACTACAGCACTCGGCGTCTGGCAGAAGCCCTGCACAGCGCCTACGAGGCTGAGAAGCCGACCGTGGCCGACATGACCAAGGCCATGGTGGGTGTCACCAACATTGCGTTCGTCGTCAAGGCAGCGCAGTGGAAGATCCGCAGCGAACAGCTGAAGCGTGCTCGTGCAGAGAACCAGGCCCTGGTGAAGGCCTACGGCGACAAGGTGTGGATGTATGAGCCCAGCCGGGAGGAGTTCGATCGACTCAACGCTGAGACGCTTGACCTGTCGTTCTCGACGTTGAACGGCGCTCGTAGCGTCAACCTCAACTCCACCGAGTTTGATCTGGATGGATCCAAGGTGAGTGGCTTTGGAACTCCGTTCGAGACCAAGCTGGACATCCCGGTTCCGAAGCGTATCGGTGTCCGCATCCTGGCGTTGCTCACCATCGGTGGTGGCGACGCTTCAATGGGCACGGACTTCTTCCAGAATGGCTGGAACGCCACGGACGTGTTCGACGGTATCGAACTGCTGGTCACCGACATCCTGAAGGCCGGTACTGCCCTCAACGAGAGCGTCTGGCGTACCGGTGAGTTCGACCTTCTGCGTGACTTCTTCCGGGTGAACGAAGGCATCCAGCAGTTCCTGGACAAGGCTACCGCTGAAGAGCAGGCCGCAGTTCTCGAGCTGTGGGAAAAGAACTCTCCGCCGAGAAAGTTCCTGGATGAGTTCGGTGAGCGGATCGAGCCCACCTGGGACATGTTCAAGTATGAGTTCCGAAATGCCGAGAGCGACTTCCAGATGCTCTACGCTGCACAGCGTCGTGGCTGGGAAAACCTCGTGGCCGATGGTCCGCACACCATGCTGCAGATGGGTGGTGGTGGTTCGTTCACCACGCCTGCGCCTCGTGCGGCCGAGCTTGAGCTGTCCCTGGAAGAAGATACGGGTCGTGAAGAAGTAGTGGATCTGGCCGAGAGCGGCACCCGTGAAGCTGGCCTTTATCCGAAGCAGTTCAAGGATCCTCGAGCCACTCGCATCGAAGATGAAGAGGGCTTGATCGATGTGATCATGACTGGCCTGCGTTGGGTTGGTAAGAACACGTGGAACTCGCCCAATGCGAAGTTCGACACCGTGACCAAACTCAGCGCCGGCACTCGTCGACTCATCAAGGTGCTGCGCATGGCTGCCAAGGCCGGAGCCACCTACGACTCCGACAAGAGCGTGCATCCATCCGCCATTCGCATGTACCTGCGAGCCAAGGCCGATGGCGTGCTCACGTGGGAGAGCGACTACACGATGGCCCAGCTGGAAGAAGCTGTGGCCACGAACACTGTTCTGCGCACCGATAACTCGCCTTCCCCGGATGGCAAGCCGGTGTTCCGCAATGTCCGCCTGGTGGGCCGTGAAGCCAAGTGGATTGGTTATACCGATACGGATATGACGCTCAAGACCATGTTCAGCGTTGCTCGCATGAACACGCTGGGTCGCAGTGATGTCATCGCCGCCCTCGACAAGGTGAAGTGGAAGAGCCCGATCCATCGAGCAGTGTGGAAGCGCCTGCGTACGCTGCTGCATCCGGATCTGCGTGTCACGCTCACGTCCGATCAGGAGGCATGGGACAACTGGGTAGCTGCGACGGGCGTCCGTCGTCGCTTCGGTTCTGTGGGTGGCCTGAGCTACGAGCAGCGCATTGCAGTGCTCCATGCTTCACCGACATTGATGCTGCATGAGTTGATGCATAGTGTCTTCACCGACCACTTCCACAACTTCTTCAACAACATCAATGCGGTGCCGGTTGCACTGCGTGGTCCGATCAACGACCTCGCGCAGCTCATGCAGAAGTTCATGAACCTGCCGGCTGTCGGTAACACGGCCTTTGCCCAGAGTGTCATCCAGAACCTGCTGTTCCGTGGTGATGAAGCTGGTGCACTGGACGAGATGCTGGCCTACGTCCTGTCGTCCGAGCAGATCCTCGAAGAGCAGTCGCCTGGATTCGTCAGTCGAGTGATCACCCGCCTGAAGCAGCTGTTGGCTGCCGTCCTCGGGATGAACCCCAAGGTGGCCGGCACGTTCTACGACGAGGTGCTGGATGTCTACCGTGGGCTCACGGAGGTGTTCGAACCGGCTGCCGAATCGGCAGAGGTTGCGCCACGGGCTGCAGTGACGAGTCTGGCCGATCTCGAAGACCTCACCGAACAGGCATACCGCGATCTCGACGCTCGCTTCAAGCAGGGTTTCAACCCGGACATGAAGGCCATCAAGCTCGAGTGGCCGCGTGTCCTCGGTGCGATCAAGACGGCGTACAACTTGTCTCCGGACCAGGAGAACATGTTCACCCGCATCTACGTCCTGATGCGGGCCGGTCAGCGCAGTGGTGAGGTGGAGGAGTTCATCACGTCCACCGTGCCGAAGCATCCGAAGGCGAAGCTGTTCCAGAATTCCCCTGACATGGTGGCAGCAGCCATGGCTCTCGTGGCTGTCGAGCCCACGTTCGCCACCCAGCTGAATGTCCTGTGGGCAGGACGGCCGACCAAGTCCCGGCTTAATGCCCTGATGGACAAGGCGCTGGACACCGGACAAGCCGACACAAGCCAACAGATCCTCAGTGAAGCCCTTTCAGCCATGTTGATGAACAAGGAGGCGTACAACAGCTTCCTTGGCACCTCTGTCAGCCGGCTCAACCGGTTGGGCAGGGCCGTGCTCGAGACGATCGGCACGAAGGCAGACAACTTGGCCGACACCCTGCCTGAGAGCGTCCCTGACGCGGCTGACTGGGCGCTGCGAGGCATTGCTGCCCTGACTAGCGAGAAGGGCGCAAAGAAGTATGGGCAGGTTCTCCAGACGGCTGTGAACACCCTGACGGAGCAGCGTTGGCTCCAGAAGCTGGTGGCTGACCTGCGGGGCACCACAGGCGATGCCAAGCTGTTCCATCGGGCGCACAACGCCATGATGAACGCCATCAACCGGACCCGGTCCCAGTTCGACAATGCCCTGCCTCGGGAGCTGGCCAAGCTCTTCCCGGATGGTTTCGACGGCTGGAACAACCTGTTCGAGTACTTCGGCACCCTGGGGGTGGAGACTCTGGGCAGCTCGGCCCGTGAAATGTACCTGAACGACGCCGAACGGCAGCGAATGATCACGGTTCTTGAATCCAGGGTTAACAATTGGATCGATGCCAAGAACCTTGGCTACTTCCTGGTGCACGGCAAGCCCCGTCCGGGCATGGCTCAGGAACTGCTGCGCAACGCTCGAGCCATTGCAGACAACGTCAATGGACAGCGCCAGGAGGCGTCTGAGGAGCTTGTGGCGCAGGTGGATCAGTTGGTCACCCTCTACGCGATCGACTTCCTGCAGCCCGCTCAGCGAGCCACAGTGGGCCAATACTTCCGTTCCCATCCGCAGGCGATGGACAACCTCATCGGCATGCTGAAGAGCGTTAAGGATGCGGAAGCGTCCCTGCACTCCAAGCAGTACCAGTACCTCTACTGGAAGAACACCCTGCCGATGTCGACCGACCCTCGGAGCAGCGTGGTTCTGGCCAATGCGGTGGACGGAGCCCGACTGGAGAAGCTGGGCTTCATTAAGGGTGAGCGGTACAAGCGGTCGGCCGGCGATCCGGAGACCCTGCACTACTACACCCGCAAGTACTCTCCGCCGCCGACATTCACCCAGGGTGTCATTGCAACCGTGCAGCAGACCGGTGAGGGCATCAACTACACGACGGCTGCGACCATCAACCCGCAGGTTGGGACGATGATCACGGATCCGCGAGTGGTGGCTTACATCCAGCGCAACCGGGGCCTTGAAAGCAACCTGGTCCCGATCTATGCCTTTGATGGTGATTTGCTCGGCTATGAACGGCTGTTGGATCCGAAGATGGTCCGTCAACACCTGAAGGGCGACAACACCATGCTGCATGTGGCCATTGGCAAGCGCCTCGGCCGTATTGCAGAAGAGAACATCGCCAAGGTGGTGAACCAGCAAACCATCCAGGCGATGGTGGATCACTGGAAGGACGGCGTCGCTGCGGGTCGGCAGGACGAATACGAAGCCGTGGACTCGAGCACGGACAAGCAGGTTGCTCGAGCTTGGGAAGTGATTCCGGCTGACATGAAGGAAGCCCTGCAGCAGGCATTCAATGGACCTGTGATGATCCGAAAGGAACTCGTCGAGGACACGATCGGTTATCACAACATGAGCGCCCTTGAGATCTTCACGGGTGACGCATCTTTGGATGAAAACACCCGGAAGGCTGTCATTGGCTTGGTGCAGACCGTCTTCTTCGGCGGAGCCAAGGGCATGCAGGTATTCCTGGCGGCCGAGCAGGCATTCAAGGAAGCCGTGGCCACAGCCAAGGACACGATCATCGTGCGCAGCCTCTCCGTGCCGTACAACAACTTCCTCGCATCAGTTCACCTGGTGCTGGCCAATGGCGTGCCGATCACCAAGGTGATCAAGTGGTACCGCCACGGCATGAAGGAGGTTCAGGACTTCAACCGGCTTGAACGTGAAAGAGTAGCCTTGACCGTCCAGATTGCAGGCACCACGGATGCAGCCGAGAAGACCAAACTGGAAGCCATGCGCAACAGCAAGGTGCAGGCCATTCAGCGGCTGAGCATCTACCCGTTGATTGCGGCCGGTGATTTGAGTGACCTGCCCGAGGGACTGGAAGACACCCCGAGCCACACCTACCTTGGTGACCTGGCCAGCTGGGTGAACGGACATCTGCGGACGAAGGTACACCCCAAGGCACCGGCATACCTGGCCAACGCAATCTTTGCGAAGGACAGCACCCTGCATGATGCGATGTCAAAGGCCATCCAGGCCGGTGACTTCCTGGCCCGTTACGCGATCTACCAGCACATGCTGGAAACCGGTCATCAGCAGGAAGATGCCATTGACACGGTGCGTGACGAGTTGGTGTCGTACCAGAGCAACCCTGGCCGCATGCGAGCAGGACTCGAGTCTTACGGATTGATTTGGTGGAGTCAGTTCACGATTCGAGCACAGAACGTGATCTTGAACCGGTTCCGCAAGAACCCCTTCTCGTTCTTCGTAGCACAGGGTCTTGGGAGCGTGCTTGGCACGCCTGGGCCGATGGACGGCTTCATCACTGAGCGTGGCTTGGATACTTCACTGGGCGTGGACAACATCATCACCGCACCGAGTGCATACCTCTACGCGAAGGCTTTCTAACCTGACCAGGTGTTGCCACAGAACTCGTGAATGCACGTGAGTCGATAGCCCACATAGTTCTGAGCCAGTTCAGTGAGAGTCATTACCAGATCTCCACAGGAGCAGTGTGGCTCGCTACTTCACTCTGGTCCCTGCTCTTACGCATTTTGATGATCGTGTTAGCGGTGGCACAGAATGACAGGTAGTACCGTTTTACAGGTGGTTGCACCATTCGGGTGACACGCTGCTTACACCCGGAGCAGTAGAACACCACTCGCTTTTGCTTTCTCACAACGGCCTCACGAGCCAGCGTCGGGTGTCGTACTTGGCAAACCAAGATCGCCAAGTGTCAGCGGAGTATCCAAAGACGTTGATGCCTTCTTCAGGGCTGCCTTCTGGATAGACCCACCATTCTCGCGGTGTTCTCGAGCCCATCGTTCGTGAGTAGCCTTGGTTTCGGCTTCGTGCACAGGGCACAAGCTTACCCAGGCTTCTCGATGAAGCTCTGCAACGCATCCGCATTTGAATTTCACTGTCTTCATGGCATGAGTGGGGCGTAGTGCGTGTTCCTGGTCCAGAACTCACCACTCGCATGATTCACGGCTTGGACCGGTGAAGTGCGAGCAGGCACCTCTCCGTTTCCAGTAACCTGACCAAGATCCGGGTGGTTCAGTGGATAGCAGAAGGCACTGTGGCCAATCTGGTAGTGATGAGGTTTGTCTGCACGGTAGAACACCGTGGGACGGCGCTTCTCAGCGGTAGAAGGCTGCTGGGTACAGGTCTCGGACTGCATCGGAAATCTCCCGGATGTGACGACGCAAAGCTACCAATTCAGGGGACATGGGTAAAGCTTTTTCATCGTCACTGAGCGGCGTTATCCGAGCATGAATGCTGCCAATATCGCTTAAGACGCGACCACAGAGTTGGTCGACTTTCACAGCTTCGCTGGCTGACAAGTCGTTCTTGATTTGGGTCATCTTCCCGGCTCCAGATCTTCACCCAGCCAGCTGGCGTTGAGAGCCAGATGGAGTAGGGGATTTTGTTCATCGCAGCTCCGAAGTGGAGGCGTAGATTTCGTAGCGCAGCTTGTCGCCCACGTACGCCCGGACGGTCATGGTGAAGTTGTCATTCACCAACTTCATGTCTCGAAGGCGATAGTGCCACTCGGCACCCGTGTAGCCGACAGCCTTGCCAGTCTCGCAATCAAAGCCGGGGAGAACTTCCCCCCGGCTCGGATGGATGGCCATGATCAGGCCGCGAGACGCTTGTCAGCCAAGCGGAAGCCGAGGTACGGCCACACCTGCTTGATCGCATCTTCACGAGCGAGCTGCCGACCGACCGCCTCGTTGAAGTTGGCGGAATCGACGCAGGCGCTCTTGCCGACGATGACGAAGCCGTTGCGCAGCTGGAGCAGGCACAACGTGACGTTGTACAGCGAGCTGCCCACTGGAGCCTTCACGGCACTGCCGGCGTTGCGGTAGTACTCGTCCACGATTTCGCTCTCGACATCGTTGGTGGACACCTTCGGCGCACCCTCGATCGTTGGAACCGTGAACACGACTTCCTCCTCGACGGGAGGCGGGTTCGCCAGGGCAATGGCTCCATCGATCTCGAGACCGTCCTGGAGAGCCAGACCGTCCATACCGCCCTTGATGCGCGATGAACGGAGGATATGCGGGTTGTCTGCAATCAGCTGGTCGAGCTGCTCGTACGTGGAAGCAGCCGGGATGATTCCACACAAGCGGTCGAAGCTCGCACGGCGATAGCCGTTGATCTTCATCCACTGCAGGATCTGGGAGAGAAGTTCGTTCATGGGATCCTCGATTGGTTAGTAGTCGTCGTCACTACGGTCGTCGTAGTCAGGTTCACTGTCTGCGTAATCATCTTCAGCGTGATCACGCAGCAGCTCAAGCGTGTCTTCGGAGAGAGCATTGCGAATATCCACTCCGTTACACATCACTCGATCGATTTCGAATTCAGGTGGCTCAGCAGGCTGGCCGCCACAGCTGTATGTGGGGCCTTGCTCGGGTCGACCTTTGGAAACGCAGGTGTATTCGACCTCGACATCGAGAGCGATTTCCAGTGGAAAAGTACTCATTCGACTGTGGCTCCTTCACGAGTAAACAGCGCCTTGGCACGCTCTGCGTTGTAGCCACTGCGCGGTTCGATGCTGATTGTGCTCGGCACACCGTTGACGATGTCCACGGCGTCCTTTAGCGAACACAGGGTGACCGTGCGAACGCACTTGACGATGCCCACCTTGTTTCTACCGAAAGCAATCAGCTTGAAAGTTTCAGGTGCAGGAGGTGCAGACGGCTCCAGGCGGGCTGCCGGAGCCAGCGGAGCACCGCCCAGCTTCTCATGCAGTTCCTGAGAGATAGCGAGACTACGCCAGCTCATGGCGTTGCATTCGATCAGGATAGCTTCTGCGATCGGCAGATCCACCAGCACTTCCTGCTTCTTCTCGAAGTCGTAGATGTAGGTGGGAACGGTGGTCTCACCACGACCGTGGGCAGCCAGCAAGTCCTGCAGATCCAGGACGTGACGCCCAACGCAATCAAGATGGTTGTTCGAGATGTAGCGCAGATGCACCAGCGCACCATCGTTGTACTTGGCTCCACCGATGTACGAGTGCTTGGCGACGCCGGCAATGGCTGCAGGAAAGTAAGCCAATGCTCCGCTCGAGATGGGGTACTGATACCGCATCTTGGATTCGTTCGGGAGAGTTTTCATGGAGATCCTAGAGATGAGAGGGGAGAGAGAAAGAGGTGTGATCATAGGGATCATTCCCCGTCAACTCTCCGAACTTCAACAAGAACCGGTGATAGATGGTGCCGGGAGCGTGCTCGACAATCTCGAACGACTTCCCGTCACGTACGTCCATCTCGAGGAAGGCGGCTTCCCGATCGTAACGCTTCACTTTTTCCAGTTCATGGACAGTGGAACCGAAGTGAGCCACGATCATCTTGCTGCATTCGTGTTCACGACGGTTGTACTCCGCCAGCTCAGGGAGCTTTTTGAGGTGGTAGTTCACGTCTCCGAAGACGTATTCAGCTGCATCATGGAGCAGCCCTGCGAGACAGGTGTTGGGCTTGTGCCCATCCTTGGCCATCATGCTGGCCACCAGGAGACTGTGCTGGGCCACGCTGTAGTGGAAGGGAAAGGCTCCGGTGTAGCGGCACAGCAACGAAAGATTGTGTGCGATGTCTCGGATGTCCAAATCCTGAGCACGGAGATTCAGCGGATCGACATGTCGACCCGACTTATAGAGCTTCAACACGAATGAGTCCTCATAACCGGTAACGACCATCCACGAGAACGAGCAGCTGTCGCTTGCCGTCTGCGTGGAGAAGGACGTGGGCATTGAGCCAGCTGGACGGTCCCTTGTTGTACTCCAGACGGAGCCTGGTGGACGTACCAGCCTGATAGCAGCCCTCGTCGATGCCAGGGGTGTGGCTGTGGCCAATGATCGAACGAATGCCTATGCGCTTCAGATTGGCTCTGCTGCCACGTGCTCCGTTTGGACCCAGGTTGCCATGCATGCCCAGTTCCACTCCACCCAGCTCAAAGCTCTCATCGTCGTTGAGCAGGATGGTGTTTGGCAGCTTGGCTTTCTCAGCCCAGTACATGAACGGGTCCGGATACTCCGTACCCTTCTCCGTGAGTCGGGTATCACGGACCATTGCCAGGGCAGTCTCGAGATAGAACTCGGCGTTCACTGGATCGTTCTTCCAGTCGCCATTCACGATCCAGCGACGCAGGAAGTCGTTGTGGTTACTGCCGACGACGACAGAAGTGACACCCTTCGGTGTGTGCTGACGGATGAACTCGATGGCTCGAGTGGTTTCCGCACGCACGTCGTCGGCGTTCTTGCTGCGTTTGGCAATCACGTTGAACGGATTGCCTTTGTGATGTGGGTTGCAGCTGTACGAGTCCAGCAGGTCATGCCAGATCAGGTGTTTGGGCTGGAGGGCTTCCACGATGCCGTTCTTGCCGAAGGTGATCTGCTTCACCTTGGGATCGATGGAATCGACGTGGGTATCACCCATGACCAGAGCCAGAGGACGAGGAGCGTTCTTCATGCCGCCAGGACCGAACCATGTGTCCAGGTCGATGCATCCACCCGTCTTGCTGTCGAAGTGGATGTGGCGCATGAAGAACTTGCCACCGTCCAGTTCCACGACCAGGGCACTAAGCGAGTGATGGAAAGCTCCGATGCGGCCGGCTCGAGAGTCTGTGTAGTTCTCGACCGTGCAGGCACCTGTCGTTGTCAGGATCTTGGCCATGGATGCAGACGGAGTGGCGATGCACTTCAGCTGCACCTTGGTGTGGCCAATGATGCCGGAGGCTGCATGAGAGATGGCGTCTGCGCCAGTCAGCGGAGTTTCTGCCGTAGGCTGAATCTTCAGATCAGCCAGCAACGTGAGGTGCTTATTGAGCTTGTGCCGCTGGTTCCAGAGGAACGGCGTCACTTCAGGAGCCCACCACTCGACGTTGCGCTGGCTGCCTGACCAATGGCTCGTCGGGTTCTTGTAGCGCAGCGGGATGACGAGGATCTCGGCATCGTAGTATTCGGCTGCTGTCTTCAGGGACATCCAGAAGGCGCTATGAACCGGTGTGCCATTCTGAGCTGCTGTGATGATGAAACGCTTGCACCCCGGACGAAGTTCACGACAGAGAATCGTGTGTGGAGTTTGGATCTCGTACGCAGGGTTGTACTGTCGGTCCAGATCGTCGAGGGTGAGTTTGCTCATAGTCCGAGTCTCTCTCGCACTTTGCGTGCAAAGGATTCAGTGCCACACCACAGCGTCTTGGCCTTGCCGCCGTCGCGGACGACGACCTGGTGCTTCTCGAACATCTCCGAGAACTGAGCAAGCTGGACAGTGGTGACGTTGGCTTCGTGCTGGAAGTTCATCGCCGTCATCGCATGATCACCCAGCTTGGCCAGGCCAGCACGAATACGAGCGGGGATGATGACGTTCGGGTTGTACTGCTTGTCCAGGTCTTCCAGGGACAGAGCAGAAGCCTTCTTCGCTTTCTTGGAACTCATAGAACCTCAAGTGAGTTGTTTCTCGAAGTAGTGCACATCCGTTCCGTATCCGCACCAGCCTCTGGGTTTCTCGGCAAACTTGAAGCCGCAACGCAGCAGATTGATGATGCTCGGGTAGTTGTGCAGCAGGGTGTACGTGACAGCGTAGATCGCTCCTTGCTTCTTGGCCCAGCGCAATCGATGCTGGATCAGCCTTCGCTGTAAGCCACGCACCTCGTGATTCGGCATGATAATCGCGTAGCTGAGATAAACATAGCCTTTTTCAGGCCGAAATACCGCAGAAGTGAGTCCGATCGATTGTGAACCTTCGGTTAACGACCAGTAGGTGTGATCGTCACCAGGCCACTTGTCACTGTTGTGATGGAGCAGTTGCATCTCGTCCCACAGCTCTCGAGCATCCTCCAGATCGTCCAGTAGATGGATCTTCACCTTAACGCCCTCCGCTGTGGAAGGACTACTGTACGAACTCTCCTGGGAGCTTGGGAATTAAGGAAAGGGGTCTTTCGACCCCATCCCTCAGACTAGCTAGAGTTGCGTCTGTTTGCCGGCTACCCAGGGTAGGAGAAAGTCCCTGTTTCCGGCTCTACGTGTTGCATCTTGTGTCGGGGTCCACGACGTAGTAGGACAAGCACCGCTTCGCGGCTTTCCCGCCGAGGAGATGACGAAACCTCGGTTCAGCGTTTGGGCCTACGCCAGTTGTGCGTCAAGACGACGCGAACCACTGTCGTAGCAACGGCGATCAACACGGATCTCCCGAGATAGGCCCACATCAACCACCACCGCCAAAGAGCGGAGCGGCGGGCTTCTCGGGGACAGGCTGCTCAGGTTCCTCTGGACCTTCTTCAGCCGGGAGAGTGGCGGGATTGACGAGAGGCTCGGGTGGCGGCGGAGGAACAGGTACGCCTGCTTCTTCAGCCACAGCCAGTTCAACTGGCACCCTCACTCTCGCCGTCTTGCCTTGGGCTTCGGCCAGTTCCACTTCCGCAAAGACCGTGTACGGAACACGGGTGTAGCGGAAATCCACTTGCAGAATATCGGATTGGACCCCGATATTCCGCAGGTGGCTGATCACAGCCTTCGCCAAGGTGTCTTGGTCGAGGGTGATCTTCATGGATTAGCCTCCGCCGAACAGCGACGGCTTGCCCGACGCAGCAGCGGCCGGTGCACCCGGAGCAGCTGCAGCCGGAGCCACATTGCCCTTCGTGGTCTTGTCGATCACCTTGCCGGTGAACTCCTTCGACCACATGTCCAGGAACTCGGCCGGGGCCTGCGAGTTGTACTCCGCAGCCGTCTGGCCAGTCTGGGCATGGAACAC